CAGGTATCTCCGGCCCAATTGGAAACGAACTTTATCGGTCCTCCGGTGTTGCATATGCTCACCTCCGCCCCTTTGTTGAACCGGATATAAGGAATCTGTAGCATCCCGGAGGTGGTGTCGGATATGGTCATGGCTTTCCCGGTGATAAGCCCAGCCACTTCTAGCGGAACCGTGGAATACCAATACCCGCCCCGATCTGCGAGCAGCTGGGCCTTCACGGACCCGCCCCTGGAGAACGTCAGATAACCACGGTTGGCGTCCACCACGGCATCCAGCTGCGAAACGAGAGTTCCGTCACCGCTGGTGGCCAGCCGCTTGACCCTCAGATAATAGGCGGTCGTGTCCGTGTCCGATCCGAGGGTTACGTTGGTTGCGGCGATGTTCTTGGACGCATCGGCCAGCACGGACCCGTTCATCATCAGGTTGCCGTTCATGTAAAGACTTCGCCAATACCTGTTCGACAGGCCCAGGTCTAAACCGCTGGCCGGATTGCATGATATGGATTTGTCGAACACGAAAGCGGGCCGATCCGTATAGACGTGGCAGAACGACGAATTTATGGGGCCGAAGGTGGCAGTGCCGTTTCCGCTGGCGAGGTTCAGCAGGGCGAAGGACGGCGAGCTGGTGGTGTCCAATTCCTGATTTGGAACGGCGGCCTCCAGGTTGGTCACTCGGTTGTCCATCCTGATCCCGGCTCGGTTCAGCGATATGGCGGCGTTGTCGAACTCGCACTCGGCGATCATCTCCGGCCAGCGGAGGGTGAACTTGGACAGGACCACATCCTCGGTCCTTCCAGCCACGTCATCGACGATCTGGAACACCCAATTTAGCCCGGTGGCTTCGCGGTGGATCAGCGCGTTGGCGTCCAGCGTGGCCGAGCATCGCACCTTGGGGTCCTTGAGGGCGGCCACCATCGTGTCGGCATGGACCTGGGCGTAGGTCACGTCCGTGTACATGGGACGGTAGAGCGTAGTAGCACGTTGCCCGTGGGCGGCGATGGACGCTGCATCGGTCTTCTGATAAAGCCCGGTGCCCTTGGTCTTGATGGTAACGTCGTTGAGTACGGACTCGGCGGAGTCCTTCCATTGGACCATTGACAGCAGATAGTTATCGTAAGTGAGCTGTGAGGCGGAGATTGGATGGTTGCCGTACCCGGACCATTGTATGCCCATGCCAAGGGGTAGATTGGGCGCCGAATCCTTGATGTAGTAATAAGCGAACGCCGTACTTAGCACATTGGCCAGTGATGCGCTGGCCGGGAACTCCGAGAAATACTGATAGATGGCCGCCACCTGGGTCTTGTCGAAGCTCACATTGTCGATCCTTTGGTCGATGGGTATCTGTGCTGCCCCGTATGCAGGACGATACAATGCGAAGAACTGATAGACCTCGTGCGAGATCGGCGGGGTGTAACCGTCCACTATGTCCGTAAGAATCGAATAGGCGTACGGGTTGGCGGTATAGCTCCCGCTGAAGGTGGACCGGAGCAGCGGAGTCACCAGGGACTCGGCGGTTATGGTCAGGGTGTCGCCCTCTTGCTTTATGTCGGTGACGTACCCGGCCATAGGGCAAGCCCACCCGGTAGGTATGCCGTACGCCGCGGCCTGGTAGAAATACGGCCATAGGACGTCTCCCCTGTCCAGGGTTATCGTGTTTCCGCTGGTGTCTAGCACCGGGGCGTTAAGGACGACGGTCAGGCTCCCCATCTCCGGTAACACCCCATTGACGCACTCGAACCGCACCAGGGACGGCATTATGTCTGAGGTGGTCGTCCCGTCATAGTGCTGGAACTTGGTCAGGTTATAGACCATCAGCTCAGGCTCCCACGGTTCTTAACTTCGGTCATGTTTATCATCACGTCCAGCCACTTGGGCTTGTCTCGCCCGTTCTGCCAGCTGATACTGGTGACGTACACGTAGCTGGTCCGGGCCGGGGACTCGTCGGTGAACTGACAGGTCCCGTACCGGGTCTGCGTCCCGTCCGTCAAGGATTCCAGGATGGCGACGTTCTTCTCCCGATCAGCCAGGGTGGCGTTGGCGATCCACCCGGACAGCTGAATGTCCCGAGCGACTCCAGCCCCGACCGAACCGTAGGAACTGTCCGAGTCCTTCAGCACTAGCGGGGTAATGGTCGGCTTATCGCTCTTGGAGTGCTTGATGTAGTAGTACCCGCTCAGCTCCAAAGCGGGATTGATGTACGTCCAATCCTCCGCGGCGAAGGTGTCTACCGCGCTCACGTTGATGTGCGTTTCGTCGGTCTTGGCGGTGACGGTGGCCGAGCCTCCCGCGCCTATCGAGGCGGACTTGATGGTGGCTCCCACGGCCACGTTCCTGAACGCTCGGGCCGTGTTAGCCGTCACCTGGGTGGTCCCGGCCATCGAAATCTTCCCCGAACCTCGCTTCTCGTAGGACGTTATGGTGTATGCCATGCGATCACCTGTACCCCGAGTATCCCATCTGCTCTCGGCTCATGAGGTCCTTGATGGTCCGCTCCAGGTCCGTCACCCCGTAGATGGGGGCGTTCACGTTGATGGTCACTTGCTGACCTTGGCCCATCCCGAACTGTCCAGCCGTGTTCAGCGGGATGACCGCTTCAGCTCCCCGCTCCCCGATCATGGCTAAGGTCGGCCGGGTAACGATACCGCCCGAGGCCAGCATTGGGATCGTGCCTATCAGCCCCTTGAACGGCTTGCCCACCAGGGGCAGCTCGATGTTCGCTATGCTGTTGAGCAACGACGCTATGGCGTTATGGAACGCCTTGTACGCATCGTTCCCGATCCCTCCCAGGGCGTTCTTGAGAGAGTTGTATATCCAGGTACCGAAGCCGGATATGGTGCTCCACGCTCCGCTCAATGCGCTGGTTATCCCGCTCCAAAGCCATGAACCGAACCCGCTCAGCGTTGAACCGATGGTGCTCAGGGCGTTGGTCAGGGTGCTTTTCAGGGCATCACCGACCGTACCAAAGAAGCTCACGATCTGGTCCACCCCGGCCATGAAATTGGTCTTGAAGTTCTCGCCCATCTGGCCCAGCTTCTCCGGGAGCCCCTTCTCGAAGAACTCCTGTATCCCGGCGAACCCGCCCTTGATGCCGAACATCTGGTCCAACAGCTCGGTCAGCGAACCGGGCAGATCTACGCCCAGCAGATCGCCCAGCTTGTCCATCGGCCACAGGTACACCTTGGATAGGGCGTTCCATACCCCGTAATTGAACTCCCACAACGCCGCCTTCACGTCGTAGAGGGCGAACCCCACGGTGCCCAGGATGACGGCGACCGGCCCCCAATCCTGCTCCATCTGCTCGAACAGCCGGGCGCGGTCCTCGGCCCTCTCGATCTCTCGCTCCGACATGGGCTGGAGCATCTTGGCTATCGCATCGCCCATCGGTCGCAGGTAGATGTTCATGGCGGTCTTGAACTGCTGGCTGACCGCCTGGAGGTATGGCGAAGCCTCGTTCAGCACCTTCCATATCTTCTGCAATGCCTGCAGAGCGGCCTGGGCGATGATGGTTATCCCAGCCCCCGCCCCGATCTTCCCGCTTCCCAATATGCCGCTCATCCCGCCAGAGCCTCCGCCGCGGCCCTGCGAGGGCTTCTGCTGGAACTGCTGCAGGCCCGGTGAGCGTACCGCCGAGGAGTAGCTCCCCCGCAGCCCGTTCATCTTGCCCTGCACCTTGTCAATGACAGTCGAAGCTTCGTCCCTTGCTTTGAGGTCCCATACTATCTCAGGCATCCTTCATCGCCTCCTCGCGCTTCTTGATGTGCCACTCCATCCCCGCCAACATGAAGCTGTACTCATCGAGCGGCAGCTCCATCACTTCGTGGGGGAATCTGCGCCATTCGCGGCAGACAAGCCAGAAGGCGGCTGCATCGTCGGAGGTCCAGATGTATTTCCGGGCTTCGTTCCCCGAAAATCCACGGCCTCGGCCAACGCGCCTATGACCTTCATGAGCGTGTCCATCGGCCACTTCATCATGTCTTCCCGCACCAGCTCGGGGCAGGCGGGCTTGAGCATGCGGTATGCTATCTCCGCCCCCTGCTGCAGCATCTCATCGTCGGTGATCGCCGACATCTTGCGCACCTCGATGTAGTCGGCCGTGCTCAGGGGGGCGTACGTGATCACGCCCACGCCCTCTACCTCCATGCTGCGAAGCTGCGGCTCGCGCATAGATGCCGGGTCGAACTTGCTCAGCTCGGTCATGATGATCAGCTCGTGGCCCTCGCAAGCGCTCCGGTCCCGCGCAGGGTGACCTTGGCGGTGGCCATGTCGCCCACGGACCCGCCCAGCGGGCTGTACTTCGGCAGAATGCAGTTGCCGGAATAGCTCGGGTTGTCGGGCCCTACGCTCGATGCCTTCGCCCGGAACACCACCGGGAAAGGGTCAGCGCCCATAAGCGGGGCGAGGACCGAGTCCACGTTGGCCATGTCCTGCGTGAAGGTCAGATCGATGGACCAGCTCATCAGTCCCGGGAGGAACTCCTTGCTGGTGACAGTCGATCCAGACGTGGTCGTATCCAGCTCATCGGCCTCCCAGTTGACGGAGATCTCCTTGACGTAGACCGTCAAGTCGACCGAGTTCACGCTTATCTGCGGTGTCGCTATCTTGAATTTCGCCATGTTCTCATCTCACCTCATCCTATCCCCAGTCCAACGTCGAAGGTGAAGCTCGGGTCCGTGCCGGAGATGGTCCAGTCCACCCGGTAGTAGGTGTCTGTGATCGCCCCCGCCTTGGTCTTGTGCTCCGCGCCAACGGCGCTGAACATGGAATGTGTGATCTGCGTGGTCGGGCTGCTGAACCCGGCCCCGTCGTCGCTCTTGATCGCGACGGTGAGCTGAGGGGACGTCCCCTCGGCTCCCAGGACCTGCAGGAACGAGTGCAGCACTTGGGCCGCTGAGACCGCCCCGATGGAACGGACGGTACCAGTCCCGCTGGCCGTCTTGACGGCCTTCCCCTCCATGCTCGTGATCCGTACCAACGCACCCCCGGACCGCGATGCCTTGATCGTTATGCGCGCAAGGTCGCCCATCGTCATCACCGGCGATACGCTCATCACCTCCGCGTCCATGCCTTCGCCGATGCCCCCGGCTGCCTGCCCGGGATGGTATATGCTGACCACCTTGGACCCCCCTGCGAGCAGGGCCATGAGCTTCTCCTCGATCAGGCCGGCCCCCAGTTGCGAGAACACCTCGCCATCGAGCTTAGTGGTGATCAGCCCCGGGACAAACTCCTGGTAGCCAGTCGAGTCCAGGGTGGTGCTCTCCAATTCGTCCGCCGTCGATTCAAGGCCGACGCGGTTCAGGTCCCCGCTCATGTCCTGGCCGTCCATGTATATCCTGCAATCCTTGAGCTTGTGTGCTGTCATGATTCCATCTCCTTGGTCGCTATGAAGTCAATGCTGAACAGGTTGCGCCCCCGGTGATCGCGTCCCAGGTGCGTCAGCGAGGAGACGGCCCGTACGAACAGGTACCGGTGGCCGTTGAGCGTCTTCTCGTTAAGCGTGTGCAGGGCGACCATCACGGCATTGGCCTTGCTCATGCCCGCGGAGTAGCTTGTGTTGCGCACACGCACGGTCAGCCGTGGATTCTCAAGACCTCCCACGAGCTCGGGCGGATCCCCTCCGTGCGGGAACAGTGCGATGCAGTCATTGTAGCTGGAGCTCGCGTCATCGTCCGGCATGTGCCCCTTGAAGATGTCCGCGTCCACCGTGCCCACCGAAGACGTCTGCAGGTACGACGCGATGTCATCAACCAACAATGCG